CATATCAACAATTAATTTATTGTAATCTTCAATACCTGCTCTGGGATTTAGACCAACAGACAACATAATTGTTTTTATTTGATCATCAACATTTAATTTTTCAATATATTTTCCATATGCTTCTGTTTGCTGCTTAATTGCATTTAAAAATTCTACACCATTAAATTTATAAGAATAAAAGCGTAGACTTGATTCTTTTACATTTTTTATTGCAACAATATATGTTATTTGTTTTGTTGATTGTGGATTTGGGTCTAATGGATCAACTTCAAGAAAATTTAACATATTTGGAATTGAACCAGCAATTCTAAATTCTCCTAATAATTTCAATGAAATGAAATGTTCATTACCAATTGAAATATCATAAATTGTTTTTTTAGAAGCATCAAATGCACCACCCAACAAAAATGCAATAAACTTCTCAAAATAGTTACCTGCTGCCGCTGGCTCATCTGGTGCAATATTCCAAATCATATTATTCAATGAAGCAACGAATAGAATAATTGAAAATGCATCAGATAGTGATTTTGTTGTTTGGTTACCAGTTTTCAGTTCATTAATTGCTTTAATAAGCAATTTTATTTTTTCTTCTGGTTGTTGAGCACTATCAATATTTATATTTTTAGCAAGAACACCTTGAAATAATTTATAAAATAATTCAACGGATAGTGCTTCTCTTTCAAATTCTTTTCTTTCACTAGAAATTAAAACAGGTCCAACTGTTGCTGTTGGAGTTGGAGTTTGTTGTTCATTTATTGTTTGTTGTATTTTTTCAACTTCCTCGACAAGAGAAAGCAAAGAAGCCAAGCTAAAAGAAGCATTATCTTCTAGCTTGGTCTTTGGTTTTAGGAATGATTCAACAAGTTTATCGAATTCTTTATTTTGCATGTTTATAAATAGTTATGTATTAGAATACTTCGTCAGCAATTCCAAGTTTTACTGCTTCTTCTGCTGAAAGGTATACGTTTACCTTCTTATTGATCATTCGTTTTAGTTGTGAAACCGTCATATTTGTTTCATCAGCAAGAAGTTTGATATATGTCTCTTGAACATGACGAATCTCTGCCATTTCGTTTTCAAGGCTATGGAAAGAGCCTGCACTACCACCAATAACTGAATGAATCATAACGCGGCAGTTCTTACCAATACGACGCTTTCCTTTTGTACCTGCTGCTAGGATTAGTACACCAGCAGACATTACCTTACCGATTCCAACTGTGTGAATCTCACAAATCTCTTTTGTGACTCGCATCATATCGTAAAGAGAAAGCATATCATCTGCATTTCCGCCTGGGGTTGAAATATAGAGTTCAATAGGATCTACTACCGTTCTCTTCTCTCCATCTGGCTTGTCTGGGTCTACTGGTTCTTCAACTTCTTCTGAGGCTAAAGTAATAAGACCAGCGATTACCTCTGCTACTTTCTTCTCTTCAATTTCGCCATAAAGACCGATTGAACGAATATCGTTTTCTGGTGGTGCTTGCATTGCCATAGTAAAGGAAGTTATACCTTTAGGTTTCTCGCTTTCGCTTTCGTCTACACCATCAGAATCCTCAGACTCTCCTGCATCTTCAACTTTCTTCTTACCAAACATTCTAAAACCCATGTTCGCTCCATTGTTGTTTATAGTATAACCATTACGTATTGTACTGTCAAATGAAATGAGCCACACTTTTTTAGGGTGTGGCTCAAGTTATACAATAAGGGCTTATATTATTTTATTTACTTTCTTAGTCTTCTAATAACTCTTTTGAGGGTTTCGTTGATTATTTCGTCGTTTGTTACAACTTCAACTTCTTGAATTGGAGGAGCTTCTTCTTCCTCTTCTTCCCCTTCACCGGGTTCAGCAGATAGTGCATCACCTCCCCCTTCTGCCTCTTCGCCTTCGGTGTCTTCTTCTTCGGTTTCCATTTCCATATCTTCTAGCTCGCCGCCTGCCTCGTCCATAAGACCAGCATCTTCTAATACTTTTCTAACTGCATCTTGAATCATATTCATCAATTTATCATCATCAACGGACATTTCCATATCTTCTGCGGCGGCTTCTTCTGCACCCATACCTAAATCTAAATCGCCCATATCTTCGCCGCCCATATCAGCTTCGGCGTCCATACCCATATCGGCCATATCGCCAGCTTCGTCGCCAGCAGCCATTGGGTCTTCATCTTCACGGGCATAAGCAGGTTTTCCACTCATACCCATACCCATTTCATTTAGAACTTTTCTGTCACTCTTAATATTGGCTAATTTGTGCCAACGTGTAACTTGACTCTCTGATAAAAGTTTTTTGCTCATTATTGTATAACTCCTACAAAACTAAATAGTAACTTAAATTACAAAATACTATATTTCAATATCATTTTGTTCTAAAATATCAAAAATATTTTCTATTTCTTCTTGATCTAATCCAAAGTCTTTCATAACTAGTTTACCATCTTCAATAAGTTTCCTATTTTTTGGAATTCTTTTCTTATTGAATTTACTTTTTCGTAATTTCACAGAATCAACGAAATCAAGAAACAAAGGATCATTGTTTAGGTAAGCATAGATAATTTCCCGAAAGAAAGCAGTTTGATTTGGAAAATCATCATTCTTTAGTCTGATGATAAAATCAAGATGCGTCTTTTCGGGAAACATTATGAAAAGCTTTTTTAATTTATCTTCGCACATTATCTTCTATGTAAAATATGTGTATCTGACTCTCGTTGTGCAGAAGCTGATTGTTTTACAAATCTTGCTTTTTGCCAAAGTTCTCCAATTGTCCTAGAACCAGAATAAGAAAAACCAGAACGAATACCATTATCTAACTGCTCAATTACTTCTTTGGTTGTTCCTTTGTATTGAACAGTTGCTGAGATACCTTCAAGAGAAGAAGTTTTCCCTCTCCAATCCATTTGTGCATCTTTGGAGGCCATACCACGATAGACTTTATATCTTGCTCCATTTTCGTGAGTAATGATTTCGCCTGGCGTGTCTGATGTTCCAGCCAAAAGTGAGCCAAGCATGGCAAAATCACCGCCCACAGCAAGAGCTTTGACAATATCACCACTATTTTTAATGCCACCGTCCGCAATAATTGCCACATTATGTTGAGTCCTTGCACATTCTACAACTGAATCTAATGAAGGAACACCATGACCAGTTTGTATGCGAGTAGAACAAATGCTGCCCCCACCAATACCGACACGAATAGAATTAGCTCCCCAAGAAGCCAGATTATCAAATCCGACAAATGTTGCCACATTTCCTGCCATGATATGCGGCCCATTACCCAATGCGTCCCTTATAGACTTTATGGCATATTGAACAAGTACATGATCTCCATGAGCTACATCTAGGCATAAAATACGTGCTCCTAAACTAACTAGTTCCTTCGCACGTTCTAAGTAATCGCCTGTGATACCAATTGCAAAACCAACCTTACTTGGCTCAATATTCTCAAATAAGGTTTCTGCCATTTGGGCTTGTTGTGATACGGAGTTATATCGATGAATAATACCAAGACCTCCCATTCTAGCTAAAGTAATAGCCATGGGGATTTCTGTTACTGTATCCATAGGAGCAGAGATAATTGGTAGTTCAAACCTAAGACCTCTATCTTGATCTAACCAATTTCCAATATTTACTTCTTTTCGTGATTGAATGTCAGAATATTGCGGAATTAAAAGAACATCATCGTATGTAAGACTCTCACGCTCAATTCTCATATTACCTCTCAAAATTGTCTAAGTGCTGAACAATGTACTCGTAACTATAACCCGATTTTGGGTCTGGGTCATCTTCTGGATACTTTATGTTGTGTACTTTACCATTATGAACAATAAAAAGCTCTGGCACACCATCAATCTCAAAAGCATCTGTAAGCTTCTTTTGACTTACTACGTTTATTGTACCAAAGTTGAATTTATCTTTATACTTCTCGGATATGTCATTGTAAATTGGAGCCAAAGCTTTACATAAATGACAAGATGGACTGTATAGTTTTATTACAAATGGCTTATCAGAATTTGCTACGATATCGAAATCATTTATAGTTACCTGCTTTATTGCAGGTTTACTTGTTAGTCTTATTTTCATAATAGGAAATCAACCTTTCCACATACCATTTTGCTTTTTGCAAATCTTGAAGTGGCTTGTCTTTATACTTATACCTTGAAATGTATTTTATCGCATTTCCAGCACAGAATTCTTCGCCCCACCCTAAATCTTCAATATAATCAATAACCTCGATTTGTCCTTGATTATAATGAGAAGGATGATCTACATGTTCTTTTTCATCAACTATAAGTCTTGCAAGCTCTAAAAGTTGATTCTTATCCATATCAGACATTGCCGTTATCCTTTTGAAAATCCTGTGCCCATGCTTGAACGTCTTTCCAACAATCTGGGCAATATACACAAACCTTTTCTGATTCTCTATAGACGTTTACAGCCCATTCAGTAGCAGCTTCTTTGCTATGCTTATCGAAAGGTTTGGTGCAACCTGTGCATTTGTTTGGAAGCTTATCAAACAAGAACGTGGCTTGTTTGACAGCTTGTTGCATTTTTCTTTGCTTTCGTTCGCTCATATCTCTTCTCCTTTATTGTTCATTGCTGCAAATTCTTGAGAAGAGGCTTTAGAACCTTTCCATCTGTTGAATACTACAACAATAGATGGGAATGGGGCAGAATTGACTGAGCCACCAAACTTTAGTCTGCCTTTGATAAAGAATACTTTATCCGCTTTCATACAATACTCATGGAAAAATTTAGTATCTGTACGTGCGGCTACAAGCATTACTACGGTTGTATTTAGTTTTTTAGACTCCTCATAACCTTTCTTTACCCACTCTTTTGCTTTTGAATAAGGAGGGTTACAAAATACTGTATGTCCTCCCCAATCTTGAGAAAGACCATCCTGTGCTTCTGTAAAAAATGTAGAACATTTTGCATTTACAGGATCGGCACATGGATCAAGAGTGAAATTATAATGGCTATTCAAACCATCATAGAAGTCCTGTGGGGTCGCCCACTCATCCTTAGCAGATGAAAACACTACCTGTTGTGATTGTGCGTTCATATTATCGCCCTGTGCTCCCGAACCCACCAGAACCACGAACAGTTTCCGTTAGTTCATCAACAAATTCAAAATTGTCATTTGAAATACGTTCTGGTATAGCTTGAGCGATTCTATCACCTTTAGCGAAAGAGAAGGTAGTATTTGATGCATTATAAAGAACGACCTTCCACTCTCCACGATATGTTGAGTCGATTACACCAGCGAGAACATCAACACCATTTTTTACAGCAAGTCCAGAACGAGGAGCAACACGCATATAAAATTCTGGATTGAATGAGGTTGAAATACCTACTGAAACTGCGGCTCTTTGACCAGCAAGCAAAATACCATCTTCTGCTGCATATAGATCAAAACCTGCATTTCCAAACTCTCGTTGTTGCAGATTTACAAAATTCTCAAGCTTTTTGACTTTTAGATTTAGACTCATTTATTCTCCATTCTTATTACTACTAATAACCACTTTCTCTAAACTTTCAATCCAATCAGTAGAAATTTTCACTTCTTTATGATCGTCCTCTTTGGGCCAACCTCTAAAATTCCAATCGTCAACCATCTTTCTCCAAACTTCAATTGGAATTTGAATCATAACAGAATCTTTTGATGCTTCGAATTCACACTTATCAAGTCTAAAGTAAACATTTGAAACATCAAACATTTCTTGGTAAAGATGGTATTGGTTGTTATGCGATAATGTAAGCTTTGTGCTCATTATATCTCCATTATTATTGGTTCATTGCAGGGATGGTATCTACGGTCCAAAGAACAAGCATTTATATAGAGCGTATCTTCAAACTTGTAAGTACCATATCCTTCGTGAATATGACCAAAGGCAAATATCTTTGGCTTTACACGATTCATTATATGATATTTTAGAGACTTACAACCAACATTTTCTTTGTTGTAAGTAAAATCCATAATACCATGTGCGGGTCCATGAGTCAAAAGAATATCGGTTCCATCTGGGATCTCATGCCATTTCTTTTTTAGAGTTTCCTCGTTTGCATTGAAAGCCCAATTGTAAAATACTGGTTGATAAGGAGAACCATAAAATTTGATTCCCTCTAATTCAACACCAGAATCCTCTAAATAAGTAATCTCTGGGTAATCTCGTAGTAACATTTTGGCTTGAAATTGAGACTCATAAAAAAGCCAATCATGGTTACCAGCAATAAAAACTTTGTGCTTTGCTGGCTGTTGATTGAACCAATATAAAAATGCTGCTACCTCTGGAAGAGTACCTTTCGAAGTCAGATCTCCAGTATGAATTAGGAAATCAGTAGGCTTCAAACTAAGAGCACCATGTTTATTGTGTGTATCGGATATAAAGGTAAGTTTAGGCATTGTGTAGCTCTCTATACTTGAATAGTGCGAGTTCTTTCATCTTTGCTTCAATCATAATATCCACATCAAGACCATGAGTATCAATGTACTTATAAATATAGTCAGAATGTGCTTGCGCTGGACACTTGATGTTTTGCTCAGTTGAACGAGACTCTGAGTAATGAACGACAGGCTTGATGTTATTCCACGTAGAAGCAGCGATATGAATTGCATCACGCTCAGAAGTGCCAGCAGGATGAAGTGAATGATGATGATAGTCAAAGACAATTGGTGTTCCTGTCTCCTTGAATACCATATTATATAGGTCTTCAACAGAATAAAGAGAACCCTTATCATCATTTTCAAGTGTTATACGAGACTTGATCTTATCTTCAAGAGTTTCAAAATTGATCAGAAACTGCTTGATTGCCGCTGCCTTATCCTTGTACGTCGCTCCAACATGAATATTGATCTTGTTATATGGAGTGCGAGAAAGTCCCATAATATCCATAACATCTGCATGAATAGTAAGGTCTTTGATAGTATTCTTAGTTACATTTTCATTAGAAGATGTAAGCTTGTTGAATGGACCTGGATGAAATGAAAGTCTGTGCCCATTTGCAGTAGCATAGTCTCCACACTTCCTTAGAACATTCGATACTTCTTCATAGTTTGGAAGGTTGTAAATACCATATTCGGATGCCCAAGGAAACATATCCGAAGACATACGATAAAACTTGATATTATTTTGTTCATTCCAAACAAGAATTTTGTATAGGTCTTGCACGTTCAAAAGAGCAAGTTCTGCTGCATATTCTACACCACGCTCATCAAATGTTCTACGAATCATAGAACGGTTGGTAGTAATACGCTTTTTGGCTGGTAGCTCAGAGAATTGGTGCAAAATACATGCATAACCAAGATTTTGATACAAGAAACCCCTCATTGATATAACGAGTATATCTCATGAGGGGTTGAGGGTCAAGCAATGATCTTTAGTTGTGAAGTGATGCTTTTTACGGAAAATCCCCAAGAAGGATCGTAATCAAGCTTACCCATATAGACTCTATGCTTTAGCACATTTTCATTTGGTTTTACACCCCAACAACGAACTTGAACCATTGTATTTGTATCGTCAATAACTTCAATTACAAGATATTCTTTTCCTGTAGAAGTAGTTTTCTTGGCGACATTTCTAACAACGAACCAGCACAAACTTAGCTCTGGATCATATTCTCCGATTGGTGGAACATACTTCTCTTCAAGTCTTTTGGCAACTTCTGGTGGAAGAACCATTGAAATTGGATATTCGCCTGTAAGATCGGTTAGATATTCAATTTTCTCTTCTTGGGTGAAGTCTCCTTCTGGCCTATAAAGTTCGATATTCTGATGAAATACCTTTTTTGTTTTTGGTCTATCTACAGCAGCAGCAGACCAGAAATGTTTTGCACCAGTAAAGCGAGAATCAATCAAATTATCGCAAGCACCTGCACGAATCAAAACATCAAGGGCTTTCTTATTTAGTTTTGAATAAGATACTTTCTCATTGAACAAAAAGTCCTCAACGTTATTGAAAGGACGGTTGTTGAGAATTTGAAACATTGCAGCTTCGCCAAGACCTTTGATTGATGTAAGAGGAGGAATGAATTCACTTCCATCATCAGAGATTTCCCAATAACGACCAGACTTGTTGATATTCAAAGAAGAAATATTGTAACCAAGAGACTTTACAGTATTGATTGCTTTTTCTTTACGGTTGATCTTGTCGTCCTTGCTTGTGTCTTGCTCTGCTTCTTTTTCAAGAAACGCACAAAGCCACTCTGACTCATAATATGTTGCGAGCCAAGCACATTGATATGACAGAATCGAATAGCAAACGGCGTGAGACTTATTGAAACCGTAACCCGAAAAATATTCAAAGGTTTCCCAAAGTTGTTGAGCCTTTTTAGCATCAATTCCTTTTTCGACACAACCTTCAATAAACTTTCCGTGAATCTTATCTTTTTCTTCAAATCCCTTACCTGTGCCTTTCTTAGTTAGAAGCTTGCGAAGTTTATTACCTTCTTCAAGTGATACATTCTTTCCAAGTTTATGTGCAAGAAGAGCAATTTGTTCTTGGAAGATAAGAAAGCCATAAGTCTCCTTTGTTACTTCTTTTACAAGAGGATGCAAATATTTGACTTTGCTTGGATGCTCTTTGGCTTCTGCATATTGTTGATCAACATTGGCAGATAGAGGTCCGGGTCGATAAATAGAAGTAATGGCAGAAAGATCAATGATATTGTTTGGCTTTACACGCTTACAAAAGTCCTGTGCTCCACGCTCTGTAAACTGGAATACACCAACCCACTTTCCTTCATGAAAGATATTTTGATATACCTTTTTGTCACTTAGGTCCATTTTCTCTGGGTTTAGGTTCTCATTATAGAACTTCTTGATATCTTCAAATGTTGGCTCTTCCATTCCTTTGTGTCGCTTTAGAATATGACGAATAGAAGACTCAATCATCTTTAGAGTTGCAAGCCCAAGAATATCGAACTTAATAAAACCCATTGGCTCAAGGTGGCGGACGTTTTGACCCTCAGACCAAGGAGTTTGACGTACACCATCAGAATTAATGAGAGGCATGTAATAATCAAGGTTTTCGCCAACTACTACACCACCAGCATGACGAGAACAGGAACGAACCTGCCCATAAAGAGCATTGATGTGGTGTGCAACGTGTGGATAGTCTTGCAGGAACTTTTGTAGTGTTTCAGAATACTTCTTTACTTCCTCAAAGGTTGGTGTATAAACGCCAGCCTTTAGACCATGTTCTTTCTTAGCCAATGGTGTAGCTTCAAGCATCATTTTAGAAGTTACGTCGTTTACTTCCTTGAATGGAATATTGTAAAACTTACTAATATCCTTTACAAGAGACTTTAGCTGTAGTGTGTTCCAGTTAGAAATTGGAACTACAGTTGTATCTCCCCATTCTTTGATCAAAACGTCTTTTAGAACCATAGGGTCAGAAACGTCATAGTCAATATCTGGGAAACCGTCTTGATTCTTGGTCATAAAACGGCTGAACAGAAGTCCATGCTTGATTGGATCTACCTGAGTAATTCCAAGAGCATATGAAACGAGAGAGCCAGCAGCAGAACCACGACCAGCACCAACAAGTTGCATTGTTTGTGCCTTATCGGAAATTGCCTTCATTGTAAGGAAGTATTTGCTAAAACCTCTACCATCAATAACGTCAAGTTCCTCTTCCATTTGATTTACATAAGTTTCGTTCTCAAGAAGTCCGAGATTACGCAAACCCTCAAAAGCAAAATGACGAAGAGCCTCACCAGCAGTATAACCAGCAGGAATAACGAATTCTGGTAGACGGACGGTTGTATCTGGCATAAATACTTCGATACGATTGTGAGCGATATGATGAGTATTTGTAATGCTTTCCATTACAAGTTCATCGTTATAAGTTGTCTCACAAATAGCAGAATACTTCTTATAAGCATCCCACATTTGATTGCCGTTCTTTGGATAAAGTTCATATCCAATTTCATCTACGCCGCTTGGAAGCTCGCTTTGTCCTTCTGCCCATTCTGGCTTACCCTTACCAAGCCAACCAAGACGCTTATAAAGCTCACGGTCTTTCC